TCTAAATCTGTTATTGAAAATAATTTTGATTTAATAAGACAACAATTAAATGTAACTACTAAATCGCCAGATATAGATTTTTCTCTAACCAATTCTGAAAAAACAAATCAAGCAATAAGAGAACTAACATTAAATGGCAGGATATTAGAAGATATAGATGCATTAACTAAGGCAGACCCTGAAATGCATTTAGAAAAATTTTTGGTTGGATTATACAATCAACAAATAGCTAGAGATCCCTTAATAGCTGCTTTAGAAGAGATATATAACGACAAAGGTAAAAGTTATGAAGCAAGTATTGAGCGATCTGTTAGTGAAGAGTTTGATGAATTTCTTAGTGTAGAGCCTGACAGCAAATTTTATTCAGATGTACTAACTTTAAAAAGGTTAGTAATACGAAGAACAGAAGCAAGAGCAAGATATGATTATTACGATAGTATGTTATATGGAGACAACTTAGATTATAACCCTACAACATTAGCTACTAATACAACAATGTATCAAGACTTTCCTCTTTTTAATATAGATACAACTAATGCTAAGTTTAATGCTTTACAACAACTAAGAGCAAAAGCAATAAGAGATGGTAATGTAAATAAAACTGCACAAGAAATAAAAATAGCAGAATCAACAGGTGTACCTCTAACTAAAAAAGTACCAACGTATAGTGATATAGCACGATATCAAACTACAGGAACTTTTAATCTTGATGATTATGGTGAAGCTTTAGATCAGCCACAAGATCAAGTGGTGCAAGCTTCAAATCATAGAGAACTTTTATTTTCTTGGAATCCTACTACACCTACAAAAAAATACTACACTGCACCTCATTATCAAGATGCACCAGTCAAAAATTTATTTGCCTCTGCAAGAATTTCAGATGTGCAATCACTTGATGATAATGGCAACGTACAAAAATTATTATATATAGAAGAAATACAATCTGATATGTATGCAGATGTTATGAAAGCAATTAAATACTTTCAAGAAGAATTAAATGATGGTGATCCAAGAAAAAATAATATAAATAATCTAACAGAAGATGATGTACTTGACGCTTTAATGCGTTTTGATTTAACAAGTAATATGACAGCTGTTCCTCTTATCGGTTTTCCAAAACCTAATATGAATAAGTGGGTAGATTTTGTAATGAAACAATTAGTTCAGTTACAAGTTAATGAAGGATACGATGGTATAGCTATGTCTACAACTGCTATACAGGCTGAAAGAAATTCAACAAGTTTACAAGATCAATTTAATTTTATAAGTTTTTATCCATCAGTAAATCCAAAAAATATAGAAGTAAACAATACAGAAGATGGTGGTATAGAAATAATACATACACCTAGTAATCAAAAAATTAAAGAAGAAGTTTTAATTAATGAAAATTATTTTACTCCTATAGAACAAAGAAATGTATCTATAGGATCAGCTAGGATTTTAGCAGCAGCACAATATTTTGCAGATACATTTTCTAAAGACACTAATTCTTATGAGTTTAAACAATATGTAGATCATGCAAGATTAGTAGGAATGACAAGTGGTTTGGTTAATCAAGATATAACTTTACCTTTAGAAAAATCAAATACTGTTTATGAATTAGAACTACCAGAAACTAATTATCTAAATCAAACACCACAAGATAATTATAAAAAAGGAAGCATACAAGATATTTTGCCAAAAAATATATATGAAATAATATCAGGACAAATATTAAAAGGCATAAGGTCAGACAAACAAAGAGCAGATGTAAATCTTATCGCTGCTAATGAATATATTCAATCACAACAAACAGATCAGGAATCATCTTCACCATTAGTAGATACACAAAGAATACAACGTAATGTTGATAGACAACCAATAGGTGCCGGTTACATTAACTTTGCTGCATTTAATCCAAATGAAATGCGTCAATTTTTTGCTAAAGATGGGTGGGAAATATACGATAGAGACTATGTTAATGCTTTGAAAAAAGCATATAGGGATGTGTATGATGTTGAGGTACAACAACAAGGCTCTTCTGTGCAAGAAGCTATAGAAGAAATATTTGGTGGGCAAGCTACACAAGAATCTACTAATCCTTACATGAATGCAAAAGTAAATGTTAAAAATGTTTTGAATCAAGATTTTCATGCACAAAGATTATATGGAGAAAACTACGCAGAGTTATTAGATAACGAAAGATTTACTGTAGATGAAGTTATTGAGAGAACAAGAATAGAAATTAATAATCGTAGAGGTACAAATTTACTTACTAGAAGTGCGTTTAAACAAGGTGCTAGATTATTAAATAAAGGTGCGCCTACTAAAAAACATCAGTCAAGATTTAAAGTACCTGTATTTACATATGATGGCACAGAAAAAATGGTGGCTAAACAAGTCTATAAATATTCTAGTACACCAGCAGATGCACAAAGAGCAAACATTTGGAAAAGAGCAACAGATTTCTTGGGCAACTTAGGTAGCACAAAATACTTTAGTGGTTTAGGTGGTTTGCCTGAAATGAAAGAGTATATGAAACTTAGATATATTACTGGAGGTAGGATAAGAGAAATAGAAAGAGTTGCTACTAAATTTTATGATGATTTAAAACCTTACTTAAGTCCTGTGGAATCTAATTTAACAGAGCAACAAATAAGAACTAACAAAGAACAATTAAATGCTTACATGGAAGGTGGTAAAAATGCAGATGTAAATTTAATTGCTGATACTAAGTTAAGAAAAATAGCAGAAGATAGTAAGAAAGCTATAGATAAAGTTGGTATTTTATTAGTAAACAATGGATTGTTACCTCAATCTAAATTTGAAGAAAATCGTGGCAGTTATTTACCAAGATTGTATATGAAACATATTCTTAATAATCCAAGTGGAGAAAGACTAGCTTATTTAAGATCAAGAAAAGATTTATCAGATGAAGCCAGTATGATATTAGGTGACATACAAGAATTGTCTCCTGAATACAGAATATTAAAAGGTATAGAAAGACCTTTAAGAGATATGCAAATTTTAGATTTCTTTAATGAAGTTTCTAAAAATAAAAAATGGGCAATACGTGATGGCGATATGCTTGTAGATATAGAGCAAGGTGGAGTTAAGAAAAAAGTAAGTGCTTTATGGATGCTTGAAGAGGCTTCAAGACTTAGAGAGCAAGCTAATTATTTTAGAGAACGTGAGCCAGCACAAGCAGATCAAATGGATCAAATTGCTAAAGGTTATGAAGAAGTAGCTGGACCAGTAGCAGAAGCTTTAAATTTTGGTAATGCAAAACCATTAAATGAATTGTTTGTACGTATACCAACTAGCAAACACTATGGTGCTTTGCGTGGTGTAGCAGTAAGAAAAGAAATTTATGATGACATTATAGGCACATATGATTTGGGTGATGGTGACAATGCTTTCAGTAAAGCTATAGCTACTATGGAGAAAGGAACTAGCATATGGAAGTTATTAAAAGTACCTTTAAATCCACCAACTGTAGTGCGTAATATAGGTTCTAACATGATACTTATGAATTTAGTAGGTGGAATACCTATACATAAAGTCATGCCTAGAATGGTACAAGCTATGTCTGAAATAAGAAACAATGGTAAACATTGGAAGATAGCACAAAAATATGGAATAGAAGGTACTGCTTTTACATCTGCTGAAATGTATAAAGTAGAACAATCTTTCATTGATTTATTACAAGAGAATCACCCAATGGGTAGCATAACTCGTTTCTTTGATCCTAGAATAGCAACTAATAAATTATTTAAAAAAGCTGGTGATGTGTATCAATGGACAGAATCTGTAGGTAAAACAGCAATAATTATTGATGCTATGGAAAGACAAAATTTAAATGAATTTGATTCATTTTCGTTAGCACAAAAAGCTTTGTTTGATTATTCAGATGTACCAAAGGCAGGTAAATTATTTAGGAAAGCACCTATAGGTATGCCTTTCTTTACGTTTTACTACAAAGCATTTCCTGCATTGGTTGAAACAGCAATTAATCATCCATTTAGATTTGCTCCATATATAGCTTTATCAGCTGGACTTACAGCTTTAACTGCATATGCATTTGGATTTGAAGATGATGAAGAAGAAAAATTAGTAAAAAGATTAGCACCTTATTTACGTGATAGAACTGGTGTATATCCTTTGCCTTATAAAGATAGTGATGGAAGATATCAATTTATAGATATAGGTTATTTCTTTCCTTGGACTATGTATACAGATTTAATTAAAGATGTATCTAATGGTAAATTTAGTGAAGCACAAAGAACAACAGGATTTTTATCAGGACCTTTTTCAGATATATTCTTAGCATTAAAAACAAACAAAGACCCTTTTACACAAAGAACTATATGGGATGAGCGTGATCCAGTACAAGATAGAATGATGAATGTTTTATCTTATACATGGAGTTTAGGTATGCCATCATGGATTACACCTAATGGTGCTATAAGCAAAACAGTAAATGCATTCCAAGATATACCAAGAACAAATGGCAGTCCATCAGATACTGTACCTCAAGCATTGTTAAGATTTGTAGGGGTAAATGTATATGGACTTGATACAGAAGAAACTGTAAGAAGAAATATAAAACAAATGAAACAAGAGATTCAAAACATTAAACAAAGACATGTATATAGAATGGCAAATGAATCTTTAACAGCAGAAGAAAGAGAATCAGCTGACTTAAGATACTATGAACTTTTAATGCGTAAGATAAATGAATTGCAACAGTATCAAGTTGATACAGCAATACCAAAATATATATTAGATAAGCAAAGTAAATTCCAAGATGGATAGAGATAAATTAGTAAAAGAAATAATACAAGATGAAGGGTTTGAATATGAAATATATTTAGACCATTTAGGATACCCAACATTTGGTGTAGGTCATTTAATTATTCCTAAAGATAAAGAATATGGCATGGATGTAGGCACACCAGTATCTGAAGAAAGAATACTAGAGTGTTTAAACGCTGACATAGACATAGTGTGTATGGAGTTAGATAGAAACATGTCATGGTGGAGAGACTTAGATGATGATAAACAAAGGGT